TGAGTGATGATATAGTCCGCTCCCTTTGGCGACAAAGGTTAAAACACAAGGAATGCTCACAACTTCCCTCTTGACCTCGCAGCAGCAGAATCTACTCCCGTAGCACTTACTGCTCCTACCATTGGTTGAGAAAACTAAAAACTGAATAAACAGAAAAGGAACCTTCGGGTTCCTTTTTTTATGGTATAATGTATAAATAGTTATACACGAAAGAAAGCACGAAAATGACTAAATTGTATTCTGATCTCTATAGAACTTGTATGACTTGTGGAGAAGAAAAAAGTATTCTTGAATTTTATTTTCGGGATAAGAAAACTGGTAGAAGACATTCTGCCTGTAAAGAATGTGATAAAGCAAGAGTAAAGGCAAGACATCAAGTAAACCCAGAACGCACAAGAAATAATGATCTAAAAAGAAACTATGGTATAACTCTTGAAGAACATACAAAAATGTATGAAGAGCAAAATGGACGATGTGCTATTTGTGATAATGAAGGTAATGGTAAGTGGAAAAAGTTATGTGTAGACCATTGTCATACTACTGGTAAAGTTAGAAAACTACTCTGTCATAACTGCAACACCGCATTAGGTCTTGTAGGAGACAATACCCAAATCCTCCAAAGTATGATAGAATACTTGAAAGAACCCTAATAACTTATGATTCAAAACAATCCAGTTAATATTATTAATGAAATTTTTTCTGAAGTTAAAAATATTTCTGCACGATACAATAAAATTAAAAATTATTATGTCTATGTGACATTTTTTGATGATGGTTATTTTTATATTGGATCTAGAATTTGTGAATGTAAACCGGAAGAAGATGTAAGTTATTTTGGATCATATAAAAATAAAAATTATTTTAATCCAAATAAAGTTATTATTAAAGAATTTTTTGATGAGAGTGAAATGATTTTTTGTGAGAACTCTTTAATTGAAAAATATTTAAATAATGTTTATTGTATAAACCAAAATAAAGTTCCTAGAGCTTTAAGTAATCATACTAGTAATAATAATGTTTTGATTGAGGGTCTTATTTATACTAAAGAATTGATGTCAGAATATAAATGTGGACCATCAACAATGTCAAATTGGTGCCGTGTTGCCGAAATTGATAGAATAAAAATTGGAAAAAAATTTTATATTAAAAATGAAGATAAAAAACAACTCGATGAATTAAATGATTATCTTAAAAGTGGGTATGGATATATTGATTATTTAAAAAGTAAAAATAAAAATTTTGATGAAACTAAAAAAATAATTTCAATCGTTAAAGGTAGTTTCATAAAGTTTCCTGAAAACTGAATATTCTTCAAAAGAGACCTTCGGGTCTCTTTTTTTATGAGTAGAATTTCTCATTGATATAAATTGTAAAGTAATGTAAAATAAATATGTTAAATTCACAAGCAAACTATTATCAAATTTTGGAAAGGTATATAACATTTCCAAACATTTTTAAAAAACTAAGGTAAATTAAAATGGTTTCATCAACACTTTCACAACCTATTCAACAGAGGGGATGGTTCGATGTCTTGGACGACTGGCTTAAGCGTGATCGTTTCGTATTTGTTGGATGGTCTGGACTTCTTCTTTTTCCCTGTGCTTATCTTGCTCTTGGTGGCTGGCTTACTGGAACAACTTTCGTTACGAGTTGGTACACTCACGGGCTTGCATCTTCCTATCTTGAAGGTGCGAATTTTCTTACAGCAGCAGTTTCTACTCCAGCAGATTCTCTGGGTCATTCTCTTCTTCTTCTCTGGGGTCCTGAGGCTCAGGGCGACTTCATCCGCTGGTGTCAGTTGGGTGGACTCTGGGCTTTTGTAGCACTCCACGGAGCATTTGGTCTGATTGGATTTATGCTTCGTCAGTTTGAAATTGCACGTCTAGTCGGTATTCGTCCCTACAATGCTATTGCGTTTTCTGGTCCTATCGCTGTCTTTGTGTCTGTCTTTCTCATGTATCCTCTCGGACAGTCCAGTTGGTTCTTTGCGCCGTCGTTTGGCGTTGCGGCGATTTTTAGATTCCTCCTATTTCTCCAAGGGTTCCATAACTGGACGCTCAACCCCTTTCATATGATGGGAGTTGCTGGTATTCTGGGTGGAGCACTTCTCTGTGCTATTCATGGAGCAACAGTGGAGAATACACTATTCGAAGATGGTGAAGGTTCAAATACTTTCAAGGCATTTGAACCGACCCAAGAAGAAGAGACTTATTCAATGGTTACCGCCAATCGTTTCTGGTCTCAGATCTTTGGTATTGCTTTCAGCAATAAACGTTGGTTGCACTTTTTTATGCTTTTCGTTCCAGTTATGGGTCTTTGGACCTCTTCCATTGGTATTATTGGTCTTGCTCTCAATCTTCGTGCCTACGACTTCGTATCACAAGAACTAAGAGCAGCAGAGGATCCTGAATTTGAAACTTTTTATACAAAAAATATCTTGCTCAACGAAGGACTTCGTGCCTGGATGGCACCAGTGGATCAACCACATGAAAACTTTGTATTTCCTGAGGAGGTTCTTCCAAGAGGAAATGCACTCTAAACCACTTCCCAAAGTGTCCACCGCCTCTTCACAGGGGCGGTTTTTTATTGTATAATAACCTCATACGAAACAAACGCATGACTTACGAAGCAACCGTTCAACTCAAGTTTGATGCTACCTACACTCATGATTATAATCGTGGGTTTGCTTCCCATCTTGGTGATGATGACATGCTCCCTGAAGAGCATTATCTGATCACTGCACCTGCTAATGATCTAAACTGCCGACAATACTTCAAACTATTTGAGAAGTTCTTGTTGTGTGTCGGCATGTCTCCCGAAAATATTCGTAGTGGTGCTATGTCTCTTGTCTTCAATGATTGTGTACGTGAGGAAGATCAGCGCAAGGTATGCGCTGAGTATGAACTAACTATGGATGAAGATCTCCGTAGTAAGTTTGAGCAATGGAAAAAAGACGAAGAGGAGATTGATCAAATTATTAAAAACACTCAAAATGTAGTTGATGGATGTTTCAACAATGACTGAATTTGTGAAGAACCCTGATGAGATTGTGCTGGAAGATGTACGCATGGTCCACTTCGAAACAATGGAAGAAGGACGTGCTGTGTGGTTGGGCATCTACATGAATGATGGTAAGATGTACCACATGAATATCGGTGGTGACAATCTGTATGTCAATTACTCTTATGAGGGTAGCATCAATGACAATCCCTAATTTCAAAAACCAAGAAGACTACCAAGAGTTTCTCAATCTATTTGATGATCGTTGGCAAGCAAAGTTTGAACTTATCACTGAGTTATGTGATAGAATAGAGCAGTTGGAAAAGGACATCGAACTACTCAAATCTTATGCTTGGGAAGTATGACTGAAATGACACGAAATCCTTTATTTTATCTTATCCTCGTCTTTGGTATCATTGCCATGATGAAGATAGTCTATAAATCCGACAATAATCGACAAATGCAATGTATTCAACGCATTTGTACCACACTACCTCAACCTCATCCCGATTGTAACAAATGACAATTCCTAATTTCAAATCCCAAGAAGATTGGGAAGTATTCACTATGCTGTTTGATTCACGTTGGCATTGTAAGAAAGCATTGCTGGATCGTGTGAAGGATGATATGTTTCCTGGATACAACTGGGATCAACTCCAAGGACAAACACTTGAAACTATCAATGACATCACACAGTCTCTTCTGTATGATGTAGAGTATACATTCAAAGACAAGTATCCAGAGTATAAGACTGACGATGATGAATGTTTCATTCCTCGTTCTTCATTCAAAGAGACTGTAACTGAAGCACTCAAGGAAGCATTGGAGAACAATGACTGACAAAACATGGCAGGTAATGAATGATCTTGAAGAAGCATTCAGTCAAATTACTACATTCTCATTTCTTCTTGACCAACTACAAGAAGCAGTAGATACTAACGACACACAACGCATTGTTGATACCACTGCTGCACTGAATGCTTTCTATTCTCCTTATTGTAATAACTGGGATAATAAATTCTTAAAGGCTTGGGAACATGTTGTGAAAGAAAACAATGCACAATGATCCAGAACCAATACCAAAGTGGGTCTATGTTGCTGGCATAGGTATTATGATCTTTACAATATTCTGTTTTGGTATTATGTTACTTGGAATGCTTACAAACTAAATACTGAAAATACGGAGAGTAAATGAATCCTGGTAGTATTCGCCCCGTCATCACAACGATGGCGGGGTATTTTATTGGAATGGCAACAATTGCACTTCCTGTGCTGATCGTGTTATTATTGTAGAGATATATAAGAGAGATATTCAAACAACATGAAAATTTTTCTGGATACTGCTGATACTCGTGAGATTCGTCACTACTATCAAACTGGACTTATTGATGGCGTGACAACAAATCCTTCTTTGATTATGAAGAGTGGTAGAAAACCTGATGATGTATATGAAGAGATCAAAGAGATTGGCATTCGAGATATCAGTATGGAGGTTGTTGGAACTCAACAACAAATGGAAGAAGAGGGGATGAGACTTTTTGAAAAGTTTGGTTTATGCACGACTGTGAAAGTTCCTTGCACAAGACAAGGAATTGGAGCATGTAAGAGATTGAGTGATGCTGGTATTAATGTTAATGTAACTCTTATTTTCTGTACCGCTCAGGCAGTTCTTGCCACTAGAGCAGGAGCAAAGTATGTGTCTCCTTTTGTCGGAAGACTTGATGATCAGTCTGTTGCTGGTCTTGAGGTAGTTCGTTCTATCTCAGAACTTTATCGTATTCAGGGTGCTCCGACAGAAGTTCTTGCTGCTTCGATTCGTAGTGTTCAGAGAGCAGTAAGGTCTTGGTATAATGGTGCATCTACTGTTACAATGCCGCCAAAAATCTTTGATCAAATGTATGATCACATTCTGACTGATAAGGGTTTGGAAATTTTTGATAATGATTGGAAGAATATTGGATTGACCTTAGCATTAGATAAATAAAGAAAAATATAAAGGTTAATGGCGACTTTTTATAATAACGCAATATTTGGTGATGGAATAGTAGCTTGTTTTGATGCAGAATCACCAAAATCTTATGGTGGAACTGGATCTATTTGGTCAGATGTTGGTGGTGGTAATGATGGAACTATAAATGGAGCAACATTTGTTGGTGCTCATACTACAAATTACATTGGATTAAATGGTTCTTCTTCCATAAATTATACTGATGCGTCATATGCTGCAGCATTTGGAACAGAAGATTTTACTGTAGAGTTTTGGATTTATAATCAACATAATAATTTCTACAGTAGATTTATGTCTACTTCCGTATGGAATATTGAACTTGGTAATGGAAAAACTTCATGGCAAAACAGTTCATATAATTTTAATGTATCTGGTCCTTCTAATAATGTATGGACACATGTTGCATTCACTAGAGAAGGAACTAATTTAAAATTATTTTATAACGGAACACAGCAAGGAACTACTGTTACAGATTCTACGAATTATACAACTGCTGGTGGTGATGTAAGTCTTGGTAATTTTCTTAATCCCAGTGCGTTTTGGCATATTGGATTGGTGAGTAATCTTAGAATGTCTAGAGGTATTGCTAGATATACTGCTTCTGGATTTACACCGCCACAAGGTCCTCTTGAAGCAGATGCATATACTACATTTTTGATTGGTCAAGCAGCTCCTTTTAGTGATAATTCTATTAATGGATATAGTTCCTATATTCAATCTGGAACTCCAACTGAAACAAAGATAGCAAATTATTTTGATTTTAATGGAAGTAACAATTTTATTACTTTATCATCAGACCCTGACATAGTTGGAGTTGAACTTACTTTTTCTGCATGGAATTATGGAGTTGATTTGAGACAGAGTTCCATTATTTATCTAGAGAGTTCTTCTGGCATTAGAGTTCTTAATGTTCATTTGCCTTGGAGTGATAGTAATGTTTATTTTGATGCGGGAAATGGTTCTAGCACTTATAATAGAATATCTAAAAATGTTTCTTCATCAGAATATCAAGGATGGCATAATTGGGTATTTACCAAAAATGCCTCAACTGGTCAGATGAAAATTTATTTGGATGGAACTTTGTGGCACAGTGGAACTGGTTTAACACAAACAATAGGAACTCCTAATGGAGCAAAATATATTGGATTTTCAGGTGGTAGTAATTATCATAGGGGAAGAATAGGTGTTTTGCATTTATATAATAGAGAATTATCTGCAACAGAAATAACGCACAATTTTAACGTAATGCGAGGGAGGTATGGAATCTAATGGGACAAGCATTTGGGCCAGCAAAATGGTGGGCAACAGGAACGGAAGGAGGTAGAAATTACATTGCCGCAAATGGTTTAATTTCTAGTGGATTAATCCTTAATCTTGATGCGGGTGCGACAGATTCATACTCTGGATCTGGAACAACTTGGAATGATGCTGTTAATAGTTTTAATGGTAGTTTAGTAAACGGTCCTACTTATAGCACTAATAACGGAGGATATTTAATTTTTGATGGTTCAAATGATTATGCGTGGTCAAACACTACAAATATTGATAGTCAATTTCCAACTGATGCTGTAACAGTATCAATTTGGGTGTATCCAACTACAAGTGGAGATATTGTTGCTGAAAGAGGTCAATATCCTGCTTTAACTGGTTCTTGGTATGATACTTGGATTGGATTAGAAACTGACGGAACATTTAAGTTTAGAACTTGGGGATCTGGAGCTACTTGGCAAACAATAAGTTCTACTGCTCAGCAATTCAATCAATGGTACAATCTTGTATTAACGCATGATGATACAACATGCCGAGCATATATTAATGGAATTCTTTATGGTGAACAATCTTACGGTAGAACATCTCCTAGCACGAATATTTTGCATTTTACGATGATGGCAACATCGCCAACAAGTTTAATTGCATCACCAAGATATACTGCAGGATATGTATCTCAGTTTGCTGTTTATAATCGAGCATTAGATGCGAATGAAGTTTATACGAATTACGTAGCAACAAAAAATAGATACCCTGAAGCTACTTTAACTGCTCCAAGTTTAGATCCTCCATTATATAGTTTTACTAGTCATACATTTACCAATTGCTCTGCTACTGGTAGAACTGGTCCTACTTTAGCTAATTGTACATCTGCATATAGTTCTACAACTTGGGCTTCTAATACTGCATATTTCAATATGACAACTCAAGGAATTCAGGAGTGGACTGTTCCAGAAACTGCTGATTATACATTTTCTGTAAGAGGTGCTGGTGGTGGTAGAGGATATACAACCGGCAATGCTAATAATAGAGGAGGATACCCTCGCGTAGTATCAGGAACAGTTAGTTTATTGAAAAATGATGTCATCAAAATTGCTGTGGGTCAACAAGGAGATGATAGTAATGGAACTTCAAATTGTTCTGGGTCTAGCGGTGGTGGAGGTGGTGGAACCTTTGTTGTTACTGGAACAACTGTTTTATTTGTAGCTGGAGGTGGTGCAGGAGGTGCAACATACAACTCTACCCTCGCTGATGCACAAAACAGTGAAAATGGTTCTACTGCTCCTGGTTCAAATACTGTTCCTGGGGGAACTAGTGGTGGTGGTGGTACCGGAGCAAACTCTGGTACATATGGATGTGTTGCTGGTGGTGGTGGAGGAGGAGGATATAGTGGAAATGGTGGTAATGCAGGTGGCAATGGTGGAGCTTCTTTTACAAATGGCGCTAATGGTGGAACTAATAATAGAAATGGTGGTTTTGGTGGTGGTGGAGCTAGTGGGCAATTTAGTGGTGGAGGTGGTGGCGGATATAGTGGTGGCGCCGGAGGCGGTCTTCCTTCATGCACTTGCGGTTCCTTAGCGAAAGGTGGTGCTGGTGGATCTTATATAACTCCAGCAGCATCTAGCACTTCAAGTTCTCAATATACTACGGATTGGAATATTGATGGTCAGGTAGTTGTTACGAAAGTATAATAATATGATCTAAATAGTTGCAAGTCGCAAGATTTTATGCAAATTCCACATTCACCTCAGCACTACCTCTTCAACTTAGATACAACAAGTCCAGGAGAGGCAAAGCGAATGTGGAGACGAAAGATAAAAGATAAGTGGGATAATCAATGCGCCTATTGTGGAGATAATGAACAACTTACTATTGATCATGTAGTTCCAAGATCAAAAGGTGGAACTGATTTTACTCGAAATGTTGTATGTGCTTGTCACGATTGTAATCAGGATAAAGGTCATACTCCTTGGGAAGAATGGTATTTTTCTCAGGAGTTTTTTAGCATTGAAAGGTATGAGAAAATAAAAGAATGGATGAAACCAGATCCACCAACAAATCTCTATATGTATCGTAAAAGAAGAAATAATGCCAGTTGATGTTTTATAAATAAATCAAAGGCAGTATATACTGTTGTTTCTGGTAAATACCGATTATAATAAATGGCAACTCCGATTCGGATAAAAAGGTCAGCCGTACCTGGAAAAAAACCAACTGTAGATCAACTCCAGCTAGGCGAGTTAGCTGTAAACTTCTATGATGGTAAACTGTTTTTTAAACAAGATCAAGGAAGTGTTGGTGTTGGAACTAGAATTATTGAAGTTGGCGGTGGAAATAATGTAGGCAAGACAATATATGTAACCTCAAATGGTGATGATGGTAATACTGGATTGAGTGATGCTGATGCAAAAGCATCCATAAAATCTGCATCAACAATTGCATTACCTGGTGATACGATTAAGGTTTATCCTGGAACTTATGTAGAAAATAATCCAATTTATTTGCCTGATAATGTTTCTGTTGAGGGAGCAGAACTTCGCCGTTGTTTAGTTACTCCTAGATATCTTAACCAAGATTTATTTTATGTCGGTGAAGGATGTCATGTAACTGACATAAGTTTTGTTGGTGGAGAAGCTAGTGATGGAGCTGCTGTAGTATCATATAGACCACTTGCTGGAGTTTCGACTGATAGATTTTTTGATGCTGCTAGATTAATACGAGAAAATCTAGATTTTATTGCTCAAGAGACTGTAGGATATATTACAAGCACGGATTATAAAAATCCTGCAATTAATATTGATTCTACAAATTGTGCTGATGATATTAAGGATGTTTATCGAGCAATATGTCATGATATTACTAGAGGTGGAAATTCTAAATGTATTGGTGCAGGAAAATCATATTTTGATATAAATGGTAATTTAGATCACATTGTTGGTTTTGGTGCAACAACAATTGATGCATTTATGCATTCTAGACAAATTGTTAGATCAATTATTAACAATGCTACTTGGGCATCTTCGAAAGGAAGTAATGATTCTGTTAATATTTCATTGGCACAATATGATAAGACAACTGGTATATTAACTGTAACTACTGATGGTGAAAATGGTTTTCTAAAAGGAAATGCAATAGAATTAGAAGGGTTAGAATTTACTTGTCCTGGAGGATCTGGTATTACGACCACAATATTTCCTGATGGAACATTTGGCGATACTTTCCCGGTACATTCAGTTTTAAGTTTACCTGCTAATAGTTTTGAAGTAATTGTTGGTGTATCAACGATAGATCACACTTATGTAAGTGGTGGAACAGCAACTTTAAAGCAAAATTATCAAACAACATATACACAAGTAAAGGATTTATCAATTCAACCAGATTACTTGACTGGATTTAATAATGGAGTTAATGGTTGTAGAAACGTCGTATCTGCAATTTATACCTGTGTCGGTATTGTTACAGGAATTATACAAAATGGTGTGGATGGATTACCTGCGACAACAGGATTTACTACAACATACCCTGGAAATTCTGGATCTGGAACTTCAAATAAAGACGAGATTACTGGAGCAACATATAATAAATTAACAGGAATTGTTGATTTATCGTTATCAAATGCTTCTGATTATAGATCTGGTGATAGAATTGAATTAAGAGATTTAGTGTTCTCTTGTGACTCTGGATCTGGAATTGGAACAACCACAGGATTGTTCCCATCAGGCGCTTATGGATATGAATTTTCAATTGAAAGAATTAATGCCGATGGAACACTTGCTGTTCAAGTAGGAATGTCTACTCTAGATCATACTTATGTAAGTGGTGGATTTATTATTGATAGATCGTTAGATGTATCTTCAGCTACTTATGATAATGCTAGTGGAATTGCTACAATTACTGCTACTGGTTTAAGTGCAAAAATTGGGCAGTTTATAGAATTAAGAGATCTTGAGTTTTCCTGTGATCCAATATATGTTGGAGTTACTTCTACACTATTCCCTTCAGGAAATAATGGTTATAAATTTAAAGTAATAGAATCATCAACTGATCAAGTTGTTGTAAATGTTGGTGTTAGCACAATTGTTCATACTTATGTAAGTGGAGGAAAAATATACCCTCCATTTGGATCTGGTGTTGGAGTAATTACCAAGGGTCCGTATGTTCGTAACTGCACCAACTTTATTCCAAAGAGTATTGGATCTAAAGTTGATGGGTTCAATGCTGATGAAGGAGATTTAATCAATAATATAGGTGTTCAAGGTTCTTATAACGTTGATTCATATACTCAATTTAATCAGGGTGGAATTGGAGTATCAGTTACCAATGGTGCTTATTGTCAGTTGGTTTCTATTTTCACTATTTGTGATGATACTGCAATTTATTCTGGTCAAGGTGGTCAATGCGATTTAACAAACTCAAACTCTTCTTTTGGAGTAAGAGGATTAGTTTCTCAAGGAGTTGGTGATCAAACAAGTAAGTGCTCTGATCGTTATACTGCTGAAGCAACTATAACGGCGCCTGTTAGCACTGCTGAAGTTGTTTTAACTGGTGTTGGTGATAATCGCCCATATCAAGGTCAAGCAGTTTATTTTGATCAAATTTATAATGTTGTTAGTGAAATTGTCATTGATGATCCAGGTTCTGGATATAGCACTCCACCAACTATAACTATTGATGCTCCTACTGGTCCTGGAATTGCAATTCAGGCTCAAGCAACTGCAACAATAGATGCTTCTGGTTCTGTTAATGGAATTACGATTCTTGCTGCAGGATCTCAATATATTGGAACGCCAAATGTCTTTGTAAGTGGTGGAAGCCCCTCTACTCCAGCATCTCTTTCTGCTAGAGTTCAACCAATTTATTATGCTATTGATTCTGCTACTTTACCATCATCTGGTATCACTACAGTCACTTTAGTTCAGACTCTAAATAATGAAGTAAGTGCAGGAACAACGGCATATTTTTCTCGACAGAGTTTCCAGATTGTAAGCTCTCATTCTTTCCAATATATTGGTGCTGGAAATACTATTGAAACTGCATATCCATCTAGAGGTGGAGTTACAATTCAAGAAAATGAAGTAATTAAACTTGACGGTGGTGATATTGCATATACAAGCACAGATCAAGCAGGTAACTTTAGAATTGGTGATGGAGTTGTAATTGATCAGCAAACAGGATCTATTTCCGGTGCTGATTATGTGAAGAGTTTATTTACACAGGTAACCCCATTTATTCTAGCATTAGGAGGTAATGAATAATGGCAATTGCAGCAGCAGCAGTTAACGTATTCCAGACAGTTACGTCTGTTGTGGGAACAAGTACAGTCGGAATTTATACTGCACCAGTAGGATATACTGGAGTAGTTCTTTTGGCACAAGTAACTAATACTGGTGGATCTACCAGTAGTATTAGTTTTGGTCATCGTCGTGATGGAGTAGACACTGAAATTGTAAAAAATTTAGCAATACCATCTAGTGATACTGCTAATCTTCTTCCTGGAAAATTAGTTGTTGAAACAGGAGATGTGTTAACAATTGTTGGTGATAATTTTGCTGGTGAACTCAAGTTTTTGACAAGTATTCTAGAAACCTCTAATCTCTAATATAAGAAATGGTAGCTCCAATTAGATTCCTTAGCGGCAGACAGCAGCAGCAAAAAATTGGTATTGTTGGCGAAACTGGCAGTGAAAAGGTATTAGAAGTTGTCGGTTTAGTAGGAATTGGTCAAACAATCTTTGACCCAAAAGCAGCGTTAGATATTCGCGGAAATGCTGAAATTTCTGGAATTTTAACATCTATTGATTTATCAGTAGATTCGTCAGCAAATCTTGGGTCTCTATCTGTTGGTGGGCTATCAACTTTTACTGGATTATCTACTTTTCAAAGTTCAGTTTATCATAATTCATTTAGTTATTATCCAGATAGTGCTGGAATTTATTTTGGCGATTCTAATGAGTTAGCAATATTTCATGGTGGATCTGAAAATTATATTCAGATAAGTGAAAGCAATCCTTACGATTTAATAATTGGTTCTGCTTCTTCTACTATAGCTGGATTTGGTTATACAAATGGTTCTTACCTTTACTATAGGAATTCTAGAAAGTTTGAAACCACTGGATATGGAGTAACTGTTTATGATACTTTACAGACAACTAATTTAAATATAAGTGGAATATCATCATTAACTACGGTTGGAATCGGAACTACAAATCCAACGGCGGTTTTAGATGTCAATGGTCAAACGGAACTTGATGATTTAAATGTATCTGGTCTTTCCACTTTTTCTGGAATATCTTCATTCTTCAATGACGTTTATGTAAATCAGAATATTTACGGAATCTCCACGGTATCAATTTATGGAGATCCAATTCAATTAATTGGTTTGGCATCTACAGATTATTTGCTTACTGCAAATTCTGGTGCTGGTGTTACTTTATACTATAATAATGTTGAAAAAGTTTCGACTACAAGTTTTGGTGCAACTGTATACGGAACTTTAGAATCGCAACAACTTAATATAACTGGATTATCAACATTAACTACGGTTGGAATTGGAACTACAAATCCAGTAGGAACTCTTGATGTAGTTGGTCATACTGAACTTGATAACTTAAATGTATCTGGCGTATCTACTTTTGGCGATACTGTTTTTGTTGATGCTAATTTAGGTATTGCGACAGCAAATCCAAAACAACGATTTCAAGTAGGTGAACTTTTTGTAGTTACATCTAATTCTGATGTTGGTATTGGAACTACAAATCCAAATGCTGAACTAGATGTATTTGGGCATACTGAATTAGACACTTTAAATGTATCTGCTGCCTCTACATTCACTGGCGATATTGACGCTAATGGAAATTTAGACGTTGATGGTCATACTGAACTTGACAACTTAAATGTATCTGGTGTATCTACTTTTGTTGGATTAGTTGGATTCGCAAATACTCAAAGATATGTTGGAAGTTACTTTGCAGAACTTCATGAAAATCCTCGTATTGAATTTGCAGTAATTACTGACACAAAAACAAGTGAAAATAGATTTGATGGTGTGGGGTCACCAATTACATACTTTATAAATGGAAAAGAATCTCCTTATTTAACTTTTGTTTCTGGCAAAACTTATAGATTTATTCAGGAGGATCCTTCAAATACTAATCATACTCTAAGATTCTATACAGATTCTGCTAGAAGTATAGAGTATTCTACGGATGTTACAGTTACTGGAACACCTGGAAATAGTGGTGCTTATACTGAAATCGTAGTAACTGAAAATACCCCTGCATTACTTTATTATGAATCTGATAATGATGATACTATGGGAAACCAAGCACAAATTGGTGGATCATCAGTATTTTTTAATAATGTTGGATTGGGAACTACAAACCCGACACAACAACTTCAAGTTGGATCTGAATTTGTAGTTGATTCTAATGGAAATACTGGAATTGGAAGTTTAACACCAGTAGGAAAACTAGATGTTAATGGTCAAACGGAACTTGATGATTTAAATGTATCTGGTGTTGCAACGATAACAACTCTTGGTGTATCTGGAATTACTACTACTAACAATTTAATTGTAAGTGGAGTTTCTACTTTTAGTGGTTTTTCTACTTTTAGTGGAGATACTTCTTTTAATCAAGATATTGATATTGTTCTTCCTTCTGATGGATCGGCAATAGGTATTGGAACTACTGCTTTTGATACTACTTCTGGATATATTATAGATATTCGTGGAAATGTTAATATCACTGGAGCATTAGATGTTGGTGGTCAAAACATACAAGAAGAAGTAACATCTGAACAAGGAACATTTGCTGGAGTTGCTGTTACTAATTTATATGTAACAGGATTTGCAACTTTCTTGAATAATCCTGTAGAGATGCAAGCAGGATTAAATGTTACTGGTGGAGATATTAATTTTGATAATGAAACATTTTATTTGCAATCAGCAGAAAATCAAATAGGTATCGGAACTACAAATCCAGAAGCAACTCTGGATGTTGTAGGTGATGTTGCTATTGATGGTAATTTAAATATTACAGGATATACTACAACAACATATCTTACTGTTGGTCTTTCTACAGATCCATATACTTTCCCAGAATATGATGGAGTATCTAATTCTTTCTTACAGTCTGATGGAAATGGAAACGTTGATTGGTTTGTCAATGAAGATCTTCGTCAAGTAACTGAATTCTCTGCTGGTGCTGGTCAGACAACTTTTAATGTTACTTATGCTCCTGGATTAGTAGATGTTTTCTTAAATGGTGTTAAATTATCGAGTAATGATTATGTTGGAACAAGTGGAACAACAATTGTTTTAAATGTTGGAGCAGCATCAACAGATAGATTAGAAGTAGTTGCTTTTAGCACTAGTAGAATTGCCTCAAGATCAATCAATTTATATTGGCAAGGTGATGATGTTGGAAATATTTTCAACTTGAATGATAATGTTGGTATTGGTATGACTTTACCAACAGCAAAACTTGATGTTGATGGGGATGCAAGAATTCGTGGTGGATTATATGATGTTGGTAATAATTCTGGTGCAGTTTCTCAAGTTCCTGTTGCAGATGGTGCTGGTGGATGGACATGGAGTGGTGTTCCTGCTGTAGGTGTTTCTACTGCTGGAGGATCTCCAAAAAATATTCAATTCCATAATGCTATTGGTGTTATTGGGGGATCTAATGAATTTAATTTTGACTTTAATACGAATAGAGTTGGTATTGGATCTACAACTCCTAGAGAAAAGTTAGACGTTAGAGGAAAAGTTTATATTGAAGATGAAATTAGAATTGCTGGATTAGCATCTGTTGGTATTGGAACAACTAATTTTGTTAATATTTCCTCCGGTATTATTACTGCATATGATGGCATTATCACTTATTATGGTGATGGATCTCAATTATCTGATATTAATGCAGGGAATATTACTTCTGGAACAATTGGAACAGATAGACTTTCTGGAACTTATAATATTAACATTTCTGGTTCATTAAGTGGTGATCTAGCTGGTAATGGTGCTGTAGTTGGTATTTTGACAGTAACGGATCAAGTCATAGTTGGATCTGCAGCAACTTTTAATATAGATGCATCTACTGGAAATCTATTTGTTGCTGGAATTACAACACTGGGAGTTGTTGGTGTAACTTCTATTATTGTAGGATCTGGAGTAGGAGTAACAACAATCTTAGATGAAGATGATCTTACTTCTAATAGTGATACTTCTCTTGCTACTCAACAATCAATTAAAGCATATGTAGATGCTACTGATTTAAGTATTTCTGCTGATAGTGGATCTGGAAATGTTATTCTTGATACAGAAACATTAACTATTTCTGGAACAGCAAATGAGATTGAAACATCGGCGCTAAATGAAACAATTACAATTGGATTACCTGATAATGTAATAATTTCTGGAATCATTACATCAAACACTGGTTTTGCGAATACAATGACGTATTCCAATACCATTACTGGAATTACAACTGATACTAATCCAACTGCATTGTATGATGATTTGGATGCCACTGTTTATCGAACAGTTGAGTATTCTGTTCAGGCAACTGAAGGAACAAACTATCATTTCACTAAGTTACTTGCTGTTTCTGATGGAACAGCAGCATATGTTTCCGAATATGGTACTGTTTATAATAATTCTTCTGTAGCATCATTTAATGTCGATGTTGCTGGAGGATATATTCGTATCGTAGCAACTGCTGGAGCAGCTACAACAACAAATTATGTGGTCAATTTCACTGCTAATAAACTTTTCCCATAAATATAAAAAAGTAAACTAGCATAGGGGATAGTGAACCTTGGCTGATCAGAATTTTAGAGTAAAGCGCGGTCTAGAAATTGGCGTAGGTGGCACTGTATTACTTGCAGAAAGTGGTGGTAATATTGGTATTAATAGTGTTTCTCCAACATCTACGGTTGATATTGTTGGAAATGTAAAAATTGATGGTGATTTAACTGTAGGTGATGTTTCTTTTTCTGATGGAGCTTTAAATAGTTTAAATGTTACTGGTTTATCAACATTTAATGATGATGTAACGTTTACTGAAGGAGTAAATAATATTGGGATTGGAACTACAAATCCCTTACAATATATTCAAATTGGAACTGCAAATACTTTAGGTGTTAATTCGAATGGTGATGTTTTAGTAATAACATCTGATCTTAGTGTTGGTATTGGAACTACAAACCCAACAGCAAAATTGGATGTTGATGGTGATGTTGATATTAGCGAAAGTGTTGATATTGGTAGTAATTTAAGTGTTTCTGGAATTTCTACTTTAGGAGTTACTACTGCTACAGATTTAACAGCGCAGCAAATTAATGTTTCTGGAGCCTCAACTTTAGGAACAGTTCAAGTTTCTTCTGGTATTATTACTGCAACATCTGGTGTTGTAACTTATTATGGTGATGGAAGTTTCTTAACAGGTGTTGCTGCTGCAGTATTTACTTTAGATGATGATGAGAATTTGCAAGCAGGAACTGGTGCTGGAGGAACTTATAGCGCTGCATCTGGTAGTGCTTGTTGCAATGTTTCAATTGGATATTCTGCAAACTATTGTATCACTCCAAATGCTACTGGGGATAATAATATATTCTTAGGATCTAAGTCTGGATTCCTTGGGAATGGAGAGAGTAGTGGAATTGGAACTGATAATATTTTTGTTGGAAGATGTGCTGGATATTATACAGAAAATGGCTCTGATTTCCAGAATATTGCTATTGGTGCAGAAGCTGGATACTGTTTAAGGTGTAGTAGTATTGAGAGTGGAAATTGTAATGTATATATTGGTGTTTGTGCTGGTAGACTGAGCCATACTGATAGTAATGTTGCTATTGGATATAAAGCTGGTTGTCAAGCATGTCCTGCTAATGGAGGAGCAAATGTTTTCTTAGGTGGACATGCTGGTGAAAACCATGGAACTAATACTTTAAGTATTTTTATTGGATGTGATGCAGGATGTAATACACAATGTTGCACTAATAATGGTTACTTTATTGGTTATAAAGCAGGACGTAATGCTTGTAAAGTTAGTGAAAGCACTTTTATAGGGTGTTACGCTGGATCAGAATCCCTTTGTCAAAGAGGTTCAATTTTTATTGGTAATGCTACTGGTGGTGATGCTAACTATGGGGCTTGTAATATATTTTTGGGAAACGAGTCTGGAAGACAAACTACATGCTCAGACTTCAACATCTATGTGGGTCAACAGTCTGGATGTAATGATTGTTATGGTTGTTATAATACATTCCTTGGTTATATTGCAGGAAGAGATCATGGTCTCAATAGCACAACTGGTGGAAACTTTAATAACTTTCTTGGATATGGGGCTGGTCATAAATCATGTATTGCTTGTAATAATAACTGGATAGGATGTGAAGCGGGTGCTTATGCTAGATGCGGACATTATAATAACTTCTTTGGAAATGCTGCTGGATATAGTGGAACTAACTCCAAATATAATAATATATTTGGTGATCAAGCAGGTCGCAATTTAGGAGCTTCTTGTTATAATATTTTTATGGGTCAATGTGCTGGTTATGGTGATTCCAACATAGGTAACAATAGTTTTTATAGTAATATTGCCATAGGTTGTAAGGCTGGATTTAATCTTTCAGATAGTTTTGATAATATTTTTCTCGGTAGGTGTGCTGGATTTTCTAATACTTCTGGGGAAAGAAATGTTGCTATAGGAGAATGTGCTCTTGCTACAAATACTTGCAATGTAGGAAATATTACTATTGGATATGAATCTGGATTCTGCTTAGCAAATAAATTAGGCAATGATGCAAATACTATAATTGGTTATTCTGCAGTTTCGAATCCTAATGCTTCGAATGGATGTGTTAGCTACTCAACAGTTATTGGTTATCTTGCTGGTAGCAATTTAGGTTGTGCAAAAGAATCTACTATAATTGGTTTCTGTGCAGGAATTACTGCTTGCACATGCAAATCTGTTATGATTGGATGTCTTGCTGGTAGCGATTCTCGCGGACAAGAGAATGTAATGTTAGGTTCTCTTGCTGGTTGTGCAAATTGTGGCAGTTATAATATTTTATTTGGTAAGCAGGCGGGAGCACTTTTACAATCATCTTCTTGCCATAATGTAGCTATTGGATACTTAGCAGGTATTTGTTGTGGTGGTGATTGTAATGTTTTACTTGGTAAAGAAGCAGGATTTTGTAATAAAACTGATCATAATGTTGCAATTGGTGCTTTAGCACTTTATGGAGGATCTGGTGGGGTTACTGGAACTCATAACATAGCGATTGGTGAAAGTGCAGGATTTCGCAACACCTCTGGAGCTTATAATAATTTCTTTGGTAAAAGTGCTGGACACAATAACATTACTGGAAGTTATAATAACTTCTTTGGAACACTGGCAGGGTGCTGCAACGATAGTGGAAATCATAATAACTTCTTTGGTTCTTACGCAGGTCTATGCAACACCACTGGGTGTTATAATAACTTCCTTGGGCGTTATGCAGGAGTCAGCAACACCACTGGATTTGATAATAACTTCATTGGTAATCAAGCAGGACGCTCCAATTCCACTGGATGTTATAATAACTTCATTGGTCGTTATGCAGGATGCGACAACAGCACTGGATCTTTGAATAACTTCATTGGTCAAAGAGCAGGAAGATGCAACACCATTGGAGGTAATAATAACTTCATTGGTAATCAAGCAGGATGCTCCAACACCACTGGATGTCATAATACCTTCATTGGTAATCAAGCAGGAAATCTCAACCAAACTAATAGTCACTCAATCGCTATTGGTAAGGAAGCAGGATTTTGGAACCAAGGCGACAATAATATTTACTTAGGTGAATGCGCCGGTAAAAGCTCCAGTAGATCTGCTTGCACTACTGGATCCAATAACGTAGCAATAGGTAAGAGTTCTGGTGCAAATATTACTACTGGAATTGTTAATAACTTCATTGGTTTATATGCAGGATACTGCAACACCACTGGATGTTCTAATAATTTCTTTGGTCGTTGTGCAGGATTTCGCAACACCACTGGAGATTATAATACCTTCATTGGTGGTGAAGCAGGATTTGGCAACACCACTGGAGGTTTTAATAACTTCATAGGTCAAAGAGCAGGATACTGCAACACCACTGGAGGTTCAAATAACTTCATTGGTGCTAATGCAGGATACTGCAACACCACTGGAAGTCAAAATAACTTCATTGGTTCTCAAGTAGGAAAATTCAACACTACTGGAAGTTTTAATACCTTCTTAGGTCATAGAGCAGGATGCAATAACACCACTGGAAGTAATAATAACTTCATTGGTCAATGTGCAGCATACTGCAACGAAACCAATAGCAACTCAATCGCCATTGGTTGTCAAGCAGGATTCTGGAACCGAGGTGACAATAATATTTACTTAGGTGAAAACGCTGGTAGGAGCTTAACTAGAACTGCTAACACTACTGGAACTGATAACGTAGCAATAGGTAAGAGTTCTGGTGCAAATATTACTACTGGAGGTTGTAATACCTTCATTGGTCAATGTGCAGGATACTATAACACCAGTGGATGTTATAATAACTTCATTGGTTGTGGTGCAGGAAAATGCAACACCACTGGATCTCTTAATAACTTCATAGGTCTATGTGCAGGAGGAAGCAACGACACTGGATGTAATAATAACTTCTTTGGAACTAATGCAGGAAAAACCAACGACAGTGGAAGTAATAATAACTTCTTTGGTAGTCAAGCAGGATTCTGCAACAGTATTGGATGTAATAATAACTTCATTGGAAACCAAGCAGGACAAAACAATGACACTGGAAGTAATAATAACTTCTTTGGTCAACTAGCAGGATTCTCCAACACCACTGGATGTTATAATAACTTCTTTGGTCGAAATGCAGGAAGATCCAACACCACTGGAAGTGATAATAACTTCTTTGGTAATCAAACAGGATACAACAACACCTCTGGAGGTTGTAATACCTTCATTGGATCATGTGCAGGATACTGCAACACCACTGGATGTTATAATAACTTCTTTGGTGATAATGCAGGAAGATTTAATATCAGTGGATGTTATAATAACTTCTTTGGTAATCAAGCAGGATACTGTAACCAAACCAATAGCAACTCAATCGCCATTGGTAATGAAGCAGGATACTGGAACCGAGGTGACAACAATATTTACTTAGGTGAAAACGCTGGTAGAAGCTCCAGTAGATCTGATTACACTACTGGATCCAATAACGTAGCGATAGGTAAGAGTTCTGGTGCAAATATTACCACTGCATATCATAATATCTTTATTGGTCGATGTGCAGGATACTCCAACACCACTGGAAATTATAATAACTTCTTAGGTCGAAATGCAGGAAGATGCAACACCATTGGAGGTAATAATAACTTCTTAGGTGACTATGCAGGATCCTCCAATATCACTGGAGGTTATAATAACTTCTTAGGTAATCAAGCAGGAACAAATAACGAAAGTGGATCTTATAATAACTTCTTTGGTTTATTTGCAGGATATTGCAACACCACTGGATCTTGTAATAACTTCATTGGCTATCTATCAGGATTCTCTAACACCACTGGATCCCATAATAACTTCTTAGGTTTCTGTGCAGGATATGAGAACAGAACTGGATGTCATAATACCTTCATTGGTTGTCGAGCAGGAAGTATAAACACCACTGGATCCCATAATAACTTCCTTGGTTTATTTGCAGGATACTGCAACACTGATGGAAATTATAATAACTTCTTTGGTAATAGTGCAGGATACTGCAATACCGGAGATAATAATAACTTCATTGGTTCTTCTGCAGGTCTATGCAACACCACTGGATCTTGTAATAACTTCTTTGGTAATCGTGCAGGATGCGACAACACTACTGGATGTTATAATAACTTCATTGGTAGTTGTGCAGGAAGAAACAACACCACTGGATGTTATAATAACTTTTTAGGTCGAGACGCAGGATACAGCAACACTACTGGATGTTATAATAACTTCATTGGTTTTTCTGCAGGATACTGCAACACCACTGGAGATAAAAATAACTTTATTGGTGATGGAGCAGGAAGATTCACCACCACTGGATCTTGTAATAACTTCTTTGGTGCGTGTGCAGGATACAAGAGCTGCTTGGGAAATGCTAATAACTTCTTTGGTAATAAAGCAGGATTCTACAATAATGGAGATTATAATAACTTCATTGGATATTTTGCAGGATTATGCAACACCTCTGGATGTTATAATAACTTCTTTGGTTATCAAGCAGGATGCAACAACACCACTGGATGTGGTAATATCTTCATTGGTCGAAATGCAGGAGAGGACAATTGCACTGGAAATTTAAACGTTGTTATTGGTGCAAGAAATCTTCCTATTATAAATGGAAGTAATCAATTAGCAATTGGTGCTGGATCCACTAATTGGATTACTGGTGATAGTTCTTATGATGTTACAATGCCAGGAAATCTTTCTGCTCTTTCTGTAACATCAACTTCTGATAGAAGTAAGAAGAAGAACATTAGACCAATTGAAAATGCATCCGAACTTGTGAAGCAACTTGAAGGTGTTAGATTTGATTGGGTAGATAATGATAAACCATCAATTGGATTGGTTGCACAAGACGTTGAACAAATCATTCCAGAAGTTGTAAATACTGCAAGTGATGGAACAAAATCAGTATCTTATGGAAATTTGGTTGGATTGTTGGTTGAAGCAATCAAGGATCTGCAAAATCAAGTTAACGAACTGAGAGGTTGAAAAAATGACTTTTAAAGTTGGAGTTACAACTGTTATTGATTATGGAACTTATGTTCATGAGTCTTTTTCTAGAGTTGGAGTTGGAACTACTGAGAATAAAAAAATACTTGCTTCTGATGGTGCTGCTAATGATTTTTTTGGATACTCAGTCGCAGTAGGATCCGGTAGGATCGTTGCTGGTGCTTATGGTCATAATGTTGGTTCTAATGCTGATCAAGGATCAGCATACATCTTTGATCTTAATGGTAACCAATTAGGAATTATTACTGCTTCTGATGGTGCTGCTGATGATCAATTTGGATTCTCAGTCGCAGTAGGAAACGGTAGAATCGTTATTGGTGCTCGTAATGATGATATTGGTTCTAATCTTAATCAAGGATCAGCATACATCTTTGACCTTGATGGCAATCAATTAGGAATTATTACTGCTTCTAATGGTGCTGCTGATGATCGTTTTGGATCGTCAGTTGCAGTAGGATGTGGTAGGATCGTTGTTGGTGCTTATCTTGATGATGTTGGTTCTAATGTTAATCAGGGATCGGCATACGTCTTTGATCTTGATGGTAATCAATTAGGAATTATTACTGCTTCTGATGGTGCTAATGGTGATTCTTTTGGATATTCAGTTGCAGTAGGAAATGGAAGAATTGTTGTTGGTGCTCCTTTTCATGAGGTTGGTTCTAATAATAATCAAGGATCAGCATACATCTTTGACCTAAATGGTAATCAATTAGGAATTATTACTGCTTCTGATGGTGCTGCTGATGATCAATTTGGATTCTCAGTTGCATTAGGAAGCGGTAGGATCGTTGTTAGCTCTCCTTTTAATGATATTGGATCTAATAATAATCAAGGATCAGCATACATCTTTGACCTAAATGGTAATCAATTAGGAATTATTACTGCTTCTGATGGTGCTGCTAATGATAATTTTGGAAGATCAGTTGCAGTAGGATCCAGTAAGATCGTTGTTGGTGCTTATGCTGATGATGATAATGGTGGTGCATCTGGATCAGCATACATTTATGATCTAGATGGAACCAATGAAGTTAAAATAACTGCTTCTGATGGTGCTGCTGTTGACTGGTTTGGATACTCAGTTGCAGCAGGATCTGGTAGGATCGTTGTTGGTGCTTCTCGTGATGATGACAATGGTAATGAATCTGGATCAGCATACATTTTTAATTTACCACAAGATCAAAGTTCATATTTTGATGAGATCTTGGAAACCTATAAATACTAGAAAAATGTGAAGTATGTCTTTTGCATTTAAAACGAATAATAGTATTATCGTTGATAACAATTCTTTTTTTATAGGAACAACTGGGTTTAGTACGAATATCTATTCTTCTGAGGTTGGCATTATAACTGCTTCTGATGGTGCTGCTGGGGATGATTTTGGAGCCTCAGTTGCAGTAGGATCCGGTAAGATCGTTGTTGGTGCTCGTAATGATGTTGTTGGTTCTAATGCTGATCAAGGATCAGCATACATTTATGATATCAATGCTGGTATTGGAACTACTGAGAATAAAAAAATACTTGCTTCTGATGGTGCTGCTAATGATCATTTTGGAGACTCAGTTGCAGCAGGATCCGGTAGGATCGTTGTTGGTGCTTCTCAAAATAATAATCAAGGATCAGCATACATCTTTGATCTTAATGGCAATCAACTAGGAATTATTACTGCTTCTGATGTTGCTGCTGGTGGTGAATTTGGATACTCAGTTGCAGTAGGATCCGGTAGGATCGTTGTTGGAGCTCCTTCTGATGATGTTGGTTCTAATAATGCTCAAGGATCAGCATACATCTTTGACCTTAATGGTAATCAACTAGGAATTATTACTGCTTCTGATGGTGCTGCTGGTGATTTTTTTGGATTCTCAGTTGCAGTAGGATCCGGTAGGATCGTTGTTGGTGCTATTGCTGATGATGTTGGTTCTAATGTTGCTCAAGGATCAGCATACATCTTTGACCTAAATGGTAACCAATTAGGAATTATTACTGCTTCTGATGGTAGTGCTACAGATCTTTTTGGAAACTCAGTCGCAGTGGGATGTGGTAGGATCGTTGTTGGTGCTTATAGTCATGATGTTGGTTCTAATGGTAATCAGGGATCAGCATACATCTTTGACCTAAATGGTAATCAATTAGGAATTATTACTGCTTCTGATGGTAATCCTGGTGATAATTTTGGAATCTCAGTTGCAGTAGGAAACGGTAGAATCGTTGTTGGTGCTCGTTATGATGATATTGGTTCTAATAATAATCAAGGATCAGCATACATCTTTGATCTTGATGGCAATCAACTAGGAATTATTACTGCTTCTAATGGTGCTGCTAGTGATTATTTTGGACAATCAGTCGCAGTAGGATCCGGTAAAATTGTTGTTGGTTCTAGAGATGTTGCAGTTAATACTCAAGGATCAGCTTACATTTATGATACTCCAAAACAAACACATTTTTTAGATCAACTAGATGGGAGATAATAAATGACTTTCAAAGTTGGTGTAGGAACTGCTATCAGAGCAGCATATACTGATAATGGTGTTCCTTATATGTGGGAAAGTGGTGATGTAACTACTATTCCATCAAATGAGTTTAAAATTAAAGCATCTGATGCTGCTGATGATGATTATTTTGGAAACTCAGTTGCAGTAGGATCCGGTAGGATCGTTGTTGGTGCTTATGCTGATGATGATAATGGTGCTGGTTCTGGATCAGCATACATTTATAATATCAATGCTGGTATTGGAACTACTGAGAATAAAAAAATACTTGCTTCTGATGGTGCTGGTGGTGATAATTTTGGATGGTCAGTCGCAGTAGGATCCGGTAGGATTGTTGTTGGTGCTTATGGTGATGATTATAATGGTAATTTAACTGGATCAGCATACATCTTTGACCTAAATGGTAACCAATTAGGAATTATTACTGCCTCTGATGGTACTGCTGGTGATTATTTTGGATGGTCAGTCGCAGTAGGATCCGGTAAAATTGTTGTTGGTGCATTTTTTGATGATGATAATGGTAATGCCTCTGGATCAGCATACATTTATGATCTAGATGGAACCAATGAAGTTAAAATCAGAGCATCTGATGGTGCTGCTAGTGATTTTTTTGGATTTTCAGTCGCAGTAGGATCCGGTAAAATTGTTGTTGGTTCTTATGGTGATGATGATAATGGTAGTGCCTCTGGATCAGCATACATTTATGATCTAGATGGAACCAATGAAGTTAAAATAACTGCTTCTGATAATTTTGCTGGTGATCAATTTGGAAGATCAGTCGCAGTAGGATCCGGTAGGATCGTTGTTGGTGCTCCTTTTGATAATGATAATGGTAGTGATTCTGGTTCAGCATACATTTATAATCTAGATGGAACCAATGAAGTTAAAATAACTGCTTCTGATGGTTCTGCTGATGATAAATTTGGATGGCCAGTCGCAGTAGGATCCGGTAGGATCGTTGTTGGTTGTAGTGGGGATGTTAATTCCAATAAAGGAGCAGCATACATTTATGATCTAGATGGCAATCAACTAGAAATTATTACTGCCTCTAATGGTGCTTCTGGTGATAATTTTGGATACTCAGTCGCAGCAGGATCCGGTAAGATCGTTGTTGGTGCTCGTCTTGATAATATTGGTTTTAATAATCAAGGATCAGCATACATTTATGATACTCCACAGGTTTACACTCTTTATGATGCAATTGATCTTCAATATGGATAATACCTTTCACATAAATATCTTTATAGATAACCAAAAAAGTACGATATTTTAAGCGATGACTAACAACAGAGAGCTCTCTCAATTTGGGTCGGTTTTAAACTTTGATGAAGACAGTAACTTTATAGGAATTAATACCCTAGTTTCTGAGACTCAGTATACTGTTGGAATTGGAACGTCAATTTTATTTTTTGGTTCTACTGGTATTTTAAGTGCTACTGCAATTTATGCAAACGGTGAAAATATTATTGATATCATTGATGCAAAAGCAGCAGAAGCAGCAGCTTTTGCAACAACAGCTGGATTCTCTACTTATGCTTCTTTTGCAGGATTTGCAACTGATGCAGGTATTTCGACAAATATAAAAGGAGGAGATACTGGAGATATACCATATCAATCTGCTGCAGATACAACAACATTTTTAGACGCTAGCTCAGCATCAACTGGTCAAATTATTCTTTGGAGTGGATCTGCTCCAATATGGAGTGATGTAAGTGCTGCTTCTGGATCTTTTGGTGGTATTACAATCCAAGAAGATGGATCTACTGTTGGAACAGCGGATAGCGTTTCAATTGTTAATTTTGGAAGTGGATTAATTGCAAGTTCTTCAGGAATTGGTGCAACAATTATTGCACAAGTTGGTTTAGGATCGGATACGACTGGTGATTATGTCGATTCTATTACAGGAACTGCTGGTCAAATTGATGTAACTGGTGGAACTGGAGAAGGTTCAACACCAACAATTTCACTAGCCAATAATACATCAATACCTGGAAATCCGACAATTGCTGGAGATTTGCAGGTCAATTCAAATTTGAATGTATCTGGAAATATTACTCTTGGTGGAACAACTGCTTTTGTCACCGAAACAATTCTGAGAACTACAAACCCAGATGTTATTGTCGGATATACGACAAATATTGATGGTGATGATGCGTCTACAGATATTACTGCTAATAGTGGTGGTATTGCCATTGCTTCTACAGAAGGAACACCTTTAGTTGATTTAGTTATTGCTGGAATTGAAACTCTTCCAGTAACATATAAAAAGATACAATGGTATCGAGCTGGAGCATTTAGTGGATTAGGAACTGATGCATTTTTAATTAACTATGCTCTTGGTGTTGGAACTACTGAATTCCAAAGTGGAGTAAGGTTGGCAGTTGGTTCTGGCATTACAATGTCAGATACAAATATTTCTGCAACAAGTTTTAATGGAACTACTTTTACGGGAACTACATTTGATGGAACTACATTTACTGGAACAGCAAATGCAGTAAGTAATAGTTTAACAAAGGGAAATTATGTTACTTATAGTTCTGGAACAACATATAATGGATCTGCTGCGATAACAATTGGTGTTGATGCAACTTCTGCCAATACAGGAGATAAAATAGTTGTTCGTGACTCTGGTGGTAATTTTAGTGCAGGAGTAATTACTGCTACTACTTTTGATGGAAATGCAGGAACTGCAACTTCACTAGCAACTGCTAGAAATATTGGTGGAGTATCATTTGACGGAACTGCTGATATTGATCTTCCTGGTGTTAATACTTCTGGTAATCAAGATACATCTGGAAATGCTGCAACAGCAACGGCTTTAGAAACTGCTAGAAATATTGGTGGAGTATCATTTGACGGAACAGGAGACATTGATCTTCCTGGTGTTAATACTTCTGGTAATCAAGATACATCTGGAAATGCTGCAACAGCAACAAATGCTGGATTAGCAACAGATTTAAGTATTAATGCTACAAATGAGTTAGTACTACAAACAGGAAATAATGCTACTTCTACGTTAACAAACGGAACGAGCGGGTATCTTCTTCAAAGTAATGGATCTGGAAGTTCTCCAACATGGGTAAATTCTGCCACTTTCTCAGTAAGTTCTGCTTCTACAACTACAGATGTTATTGGTGGAATTGCTTCTGTTACACAACTTTCTGTTTCTGGAGTTTCTACTTTAGGAACAGTTGAAGTTTCTTCTGGTATTATTACTGCAGCATCAGGTATTGTAACTTATTATGGTGATGGTCAATATCTGACTGGATTGGGATTCAAAGAAGATTCTGATTTCAATTTATTTGCAGGTTCAAATTCCGGTGGTGGATATGATCCTGCAGTAAATCAAGGAAGATTTAACGTTGCAATTGGATATTCTGCCGCATATAATTTAAATGAAGGTGATAGTAACGTATTTTTAGGAAGATATAGTGGATTCTGTAATACTGATGGATGTTATAACGTATTCTCTGGGCATCAATCTGGTTATAGAGTAACTACTGGAAATAATAATATTTCTTTAGGATTCTGTGCAGGATATGGTTCTGTAGATTCAACAGGATCTTATAATATATTCCTTGGAAATTGTGCAGCATATTCAATTACTTCTGGTGCAAGTAATATTGTTTTAGGAAATTGCGCAGGTCATAATTTAACAACTGGAGATTCCAACGTTTTTATTGGATGTAAATCTGGATATAATCATACTGCTTTCGGAAATAATGTTTTCTTAGGAACTCAAGCAGGTGAATGCTCCAATGCATCTCAAATAAATGTTCTTATTGGTGCGGCAGCAGGTCAAGGCATTAATGATGGATCCAGGAATGTAATGCTAGGATCAAGATCTGGTACAAATATCAATAATGGATCTTCAAATACTTTCGTTGGTGATGATTCTGGATGTCTATCTGTTGATGCTTGTTTTAATACATTTTTAGGTAGACAATCTGGTTTACGTAATACCAGTGGTAATTCTAATGTTTTCTTGGGTTGTGGTGCAGGATGTTTAAATTGCACTGGAAGTAATAATGTATATCTAGGTAATAATGGTGGATCACTTAATTTCCCAATTTTAAATGGAAGTAATCAACTTCTCGTTGGTAGTGGATCCACTGCTTGGATTAATGGTAATTGTGATTACAATGTTGGTATTAATTCCACTGCTCCGCAAGAAAAACTAAGTGTTATCGGAAAAATACATCTTGATAATACATGTGGAAGTGTTTTCTTAGGGCAAGGAAATCATCAATCTGGAACTTCTGGATCATTTGATGTTGCGATTGGATGCAATGCAATGAGATGTTTCAATGGAACATCAAGTTGTTCCGTTGCTATTGGATATCAAAGTATGTGTTGTGTTCAAGCATCATCCAATAGCATTGCTATAGGTAATGGCGCCGCGATATGCAGTTTCTGTAATAGCGATTCTATTTTCATGGGAACTTGTGTAGGTGGTGATTGCGTAAGTAATACTTGCGGATCAATTTACATAGGTGCTTGTGCTGGTCGTGGAGATACTGGATGCTCTACTAACACCGGAACTAATAATATATTCCTCGGAACGTTAACTGGATCTAATAATTTCGTTTCTGTATCAAATGTTTTCATTGGTGATTGTGCTGGAGCAGGTAGTGCAAATTCAATAAACAACGGTAATTGTAATATTTTCGTTGGAAAACAGGCTGGATGCAACATTTGCACGGGTGATCATAATATTGCTCTTGGGACGTTGTCTGGATGTGGAACTTCAAGTGGATGGGCGGGATCTAATAATATCTTCCTTGGAAATAATTCTGGAAGACAGATTGATGAAGGAAATTACAATATTGCAATTGGCAGATGTGCTGGATATACGAATCAAGATGGGTGTTGCAATACTTTCCTTGGATTTGATGCTGGTCTTTTAACAACGGGAAGTCGAAATACATTCCTGGGTTCATGTGCAGGAAAAGATCATACCAGTGGATCTGGTAATGTAATTATTGGAGACCAGATGAAGCAAGCCTGGTCTAAAACTGGAGATCATCAACTAGTTGTTGGTGCTGGGGGAACTTCTTGGATTGAAGGAGATTCTTCATTTAATGTTGGTATTGGAACTGCCTTACCTACAACAAAACTTCAAGTCATTGGTGAAGTTACTGCAACTGATTTCAATACAACGTCGGATCGAAATCTAAAGACAAATATTGCAACTATTAGTGATCCAATTTTGAAGATAAATCAACTTCGTGGTGTATCTTTTAATTGGTTAGAAAATTCCAAACCAGCGATGGGCGTTATTGCAGATGAAGTTCAAGAAATTATTCCAGAAATTGTAAATGATACTGATCCAAAAACTGTTAATTATAATGGTTTAATCGGTCTTCTGATTGAAGTTGTTAAAGATCAACAATCTCAAATTAATGAACTGAGAGATCAACTTTCCAAATTAAACTGATTGTCTAAATACTAAAAACTACCCAGTGTATACGAGGACGGTAGATGGCAATCAAGGTAGCAGGAACAACTGTAATTAGTGATGATCGCAACTTAAATAATGTTGGGATTATAACAGCATCTTCAATTGTAAAATCTTCTGGAACTAGTTCTCAATTTTTGAAAGCAGACGGAAGTGTTGATTCCAATGCTTATGTGACATCTTCGGGAAGTGTTGCTTCTGCTACAGATGCTACAAATGCAGCGAACGTTGCAATTACTAATGATACTTCATCAACTTCTACACATTATGTTCATATTGGAGATGCAACAACTGGTAATGATGGCGTAAAGGTTTCTAATACTAAACTAACATTTCAACCTAGTACTGGAACATTAACTGCAACGTGTTTTAGTGGTGATGGATCTGGTCTTACAGGAGTTTCTGCTGGATTTTCGCAAGATGCTGATGGAAATTTATTTGGCGGAACAGGAGCTGGTGGAAGTTATAATGCTTCTTCTGGAACTGCATGTCTTAATATTGCGATAGGATGTAATGCTGGTGGTGGTGGATCATTTGGTTCTGGTGGTGATTATAATATATTCTTAGGTGAGATATCTGGATATTGTATAACAAGTGGTTGTTATAATGTTGCAATTGGAAGATGTTCTGGTCATCGTTTAACTACTGCTAGTGGAAATTCTTTTCTTGGTAGATATGCTGGAGAAAGAACAACAGGAAATAATAACTCTTTTCTAGGTATTAATGCAGGTAGATATAACACAAGTGGGTGTTGTAATGTTTTCCTTGGAGTAAATTCTGGATATTGTAATGGTGCAGGTAATGATAATGTCGCCGTTGGTAAAGAGTCTTTACGATTTCAAACCAGCGGAAATAATAATAGTGCTGTAGGAGATAGCAGTTTATATTGCACAACAGGTGGCGATTACAATTCTGCTCTTGGATTTAACGCTGGTCGTTGCAATTTAACTGGATGTTGCAATACATTTTTGGGAGTATCTGCTGGTTGTAATTTAACATCAGGAAATTCTAATGTTGCAATTGGAGCTGATATTGATTTTCCAAGCACAACTGCCAGTTGTCAATTTGTCGTTGGTCAAGGAACAAATTATTGGCTTTCAGGCGACAGTTCATTCAATCTTGGAGTTGGTGGAATCACATCTCCTGCAGCTAAATTGCATGTTGCTTGTTGTGCTATAATTTCTCCAACAAGCGCATCAGCATCAAATAGACTTACAATTAAATCATATACGACAAATAACGGAACTCTGAGTGTGGAGGGAAATTCAGGTCAAGTTTTCTCTGTTAATAATAATCTTTCGAGTGGATCTATATTTTCCGTTAATGATATTTCAGGTATTGCAAAAATTAATGTTGATGCGAGCGGAACAACAACAATTGTTCCTACGATTGCTTCTGATTATCTTGGTGTTGGTGTTGCTAATCCTACTGCAAAACTTCATGTTGTTGGTAGCGTATTTTTAGATGGTGGATTAAGAGAAAAAGTAAATGTTGTATCTAATCGTTTAAGTAGTAGCACAAATATTAATCTTGAAGATGGAATGGTTCATTTATTTACAGTGGCAGAAAATACAACATCTACGCCAAATATTAGATATAACTCTAGCACTTCATTGAATAGTGTGATGGGAGTTGGTGAAGCAATCACTGTAAGTTTAATTACAACTGCTGCTTCTGCTGGATATTCTGCACAACTTACTATAGATGGATCTAGTCAAACAGAATATTGGAATGGTGGAAGTGCTCCTTCTACTGGAGGTGCTAGTGGTAGAGATATATACACTTATACAATAATTAAAACTGCAAGTGGTGTTTATACAGTTCTTGCTAATTTAACCAACTTCTCATAATACTATGTCTCCAATTTTAGGTCTCAATGGTTTTGGTGGTGGAGTAAGTTCAAATCTTAATGTAACTCCAATTCAAATCATTCCTGAGGGTCAACAATCATTTCAAACAAATGGAACATTTAATTGGTCAGTTCCATCTGGTGTCAATTCAGTTTCTGCTGTTGTAATTGGTGCTGGTGGAGGTGCTAGTGGATCTCCTGGAACTAGTGCTTGGTCAGGAGCTGGTGGAGGTGGTGGAGGTCTTGCATATGGAACTTTTACTGTTACACCGGGAGAAACTTTAACTATTACCGTTGGTTTACGTGGAAATGGTGGAAGTGGCACTGGTGCTGGAGGGCAAGGTGGATTTAGTCAGATTGCTAGAGGGGCAACATCACTATTGAGAGCAAATGGTGGTAATGGTGGAACTAATGCTTCAAGTGGAGGAAGTGGAGGAAGTGGTTCTGGAACTGAAAGAGATGGTGGTGGTTCTGGTGGTCTTGGTGGTTCTTCACAAAATAATAATGGCGGTGGCGGTGGCGGTGGTGCTGCTGGATATTCTGGTAATGGAGGTAATGCAGGAACTGGTAACGGCGGTCGTGGCAATGCTGGTACTGGTGGCGGAGGCGGAGGCGGAGGCGGACAATCAGGTGGTGGAACGCAAAATAATGGTGGAGGCGGTGTAGGTCTAAATGGTCAAGGAATAAATGGTAATGGTGGCAACACTGGTAATCCCGGAACTGGTGGATCTGGTGGAAGCAGTGGAGCATCTGGTGGAAATGGTGGTGGTTACGGTGGAGGTGGCGGTGGAGCTGAAGATGATACAAATCGTGCAGGTGGTGTTGGAGGTCAAGGTGCTGTAAGAATTATTTGGGGGGCAGGGAGATCTTATCCAAGCACTAACACTGCAGATGTATAATAAATAAAAAAAAATATATTATTAATGAATAAGAAATTTTATTTTATGGCTGGTCTTCCTAGATCTGGAAGTACTTTGCTTTCGTCTATTTTAAATCAAAATCCAAATTTTTATTCGGGACCATCAAGCCCTGTTCTTGGTGCAATGTATGCTGTGGAGGAAAATTTCACAAGCAATGAGTTGTATCATGGTTATCCAAAACCAGATCAAGTAAGAGAAATTATAGGCAGCATTCCATATCATTTTTACAGTGATATAAAAAAATCAGTTGTATTTGACAAAAATCGTGCATGGACTGCTAGAGTTCCGTATATTGAGAACTACATTGGTCAACAAGCAAAGATTCTTGTTCCAGTTCGTCAAATAGATGAAATCCTTGCATCTATTCTTTCAATGGTTCATCGCAATCCTTTTCGAGAGGGTCAACCAAGAATCAATTTCGTTGATGAACAACTTGTAAAAACAAATACACCAATTAATGATTATAATCGTTGTATGTATCTTTTGAATGGTGGTGGTATTGTTTATGAATCTTTAAATGCTATCATGGAAGGATTCGTTCAAGGTATGCGTGACAAAATGCACTTCATAGATTATAATGATCTTGTAGAAAGACCTGAAGAAACAATGTCAAAGGTTTATGAGTTTCTTGATGAGGAACCATATGAACATCATTTTGATTCTCTTCATAATTCAAATAGAGAAGATGATATTTCAACATATGGTTTAGCAGATATGCACGAAGTTCGCTCAGAATTGAGAAAGACTTCAAAAAATCCATCATCTGTTCTTCCAGAAGAAATTTTAGATCTCTATAAACAAAACAAACAACGTCTTGAGTTTTGGGGAACTCCCGACATTGTTTCTCTAAAACCAAAAGCACCCCTAACCAAGGATAATAAAATTATAGTGAGTTAGTATGGCAAAACAAAAGTATTCGATATTTCATGTTCAAGGTGGATTTGGTAAACATATTGCTGCTACAGCAGTAGCTAAATGCATCAAGAATAATCATCCAAGTAGGCAACTCATTCTATGTGCTGTTTATCCTGAAATTTTTACAAATCTACCGTTCATTGATCGAGTTTATCAATTAGGAAATACGAGTTATTTCTATCAAACTTATATTGAAGATCAAGACTCTTTAATTTTCCACAACGAACCATATTTTACTACAGACCATATTCATAAAAGACTTCCTCTAGTTCAAAGCTGGAGTAAAATGTATGGTCTTGAATATAAAGGAGAGATGCCAGAAATCAAATTCAATCCTTTACAGAAAAAGATTTCTAAAGAGTTTTGGAATGGTCGTGCAAACGGCAAACCTATTATGGTTCTTCAAACTAATGGTGGATTGTATAGTGAGCAGAGACCATATTTATGGGCAAGAGACATGCCTGTAGCATTGGCTCAGAGATTGGTTGATCATTATTCTGATGATTATCATATCTTCCAAGTTAAGAAACCCACCAGTGAGACTCTAGACGGCGTAGAAGTCATTCAAGATCCAATGAGTAACATGGAACTGGTCAGTGTTCTTTTGCATAGCAGTAAAAGAATTTTAATTGATAGTTGCTTACAACACGCTGCAACAGCACTTAAACTTCCATCTGTTGTTCTATGGAATGGAACTAGTCACAAAGTTTTTGGGTGGGATATGCACACAAATATTCAAGCAGAGAAACCAGCAAACTTTAAACTTCCAAATAGTTATCTATTTGATTTTGATTTTACTGGTGTTGAAGCAGAATACCCATATGTAGATGAAGATGAAGAGATCTTCGATTTTGATAAAATTGTAGAAGCAGTTGACAAATGAATGTAATTGGTCTTTATGGTGCGATTGGTTGGAATGTTTTAATCTCCGACAATCCAAAATTAAAAAATCAAATGAATGAAAGTTGGACACATGGATCTAGTGTGACTTTGTTCACAAATGGAAATCATGTGTCAAGCATTAGTGAAGAAAGGTTGAGTGGAATTAAATATGATGGAAATTTTCCACGCAAATCTATCGATTATTGTCTTTCTGCTGGAGATCTTTCTAAAGAAGATATTGATGTAGTTGTCATTCCATCAATGGCAAATTCTAATTTTTATAAAAACTATATCAATAAAACACTTCACTCCAAGATTAAAAGATACTTTCCTAAAGCTAAAGTTGAGATAGTTTCTCATCACCTTTGCCATGCATACTCTTCTGTATTTTCTTCAAATTATAATGAAGGAACATTTATTACAATGGATAATGCTGGATCAATTCTTTTTGATGCTCCTGGAAATCCTTTTGCAACTGAAAATCATTCAATTGGATATTTTAATAAGGAAAGGGGAATCTTCAGGTATTATCCTGGAATTCCTCAGATGAATAACTTTGGCAATTATTATTGGGTATGGGCATATAAAATCTATACCGAAATGATTAAAAAGAATATTGATATTACTGATCCAAAGTATCGTGAAACTTTTTGTGGAAAGGTTATGGGTCTTTCTGCATATGGTAATGTAAAAGAATTTAAACAAGATTATCGTCAGAGTTTTGAGGGTATTCCTTCTCTTACTTTTAATTCTTTTCCTGGGCAAGATTTTGTTTTTGGAAATATGACTCCAGAAAATAAAGCAAAAACTTTGCAGCATAATTTTGAAGAAGGTATGCTTGCTTATATGAAATCACTTAAAGAGGGTGGATACATTGATAATAATCTTTGTTTAGCAGGCGGTGTTTTCTTAAATATTCTTGCAAATTCTGTTATTCGTAAGAATAATATTGCAGAGAATATTCATATTCCACCATTTCCAGATGATACTGGTCTTTCCTTTGGTGCAGCATGTTATGGTGTGTTCAAGGAAAAGGAGAAGGTAACTCTTCCACATAATATTTCACTTCTCGGACGCACGTATAGTGATAAAGAGATTGAAGAGTCACTTGATGGGTGGGAATATCAGAAATTTGAAACCTTTGAGGATATTTGTCAAATTACTGCAGAATATCTTGCGGATAATAAGATTGTTGGATGGTTTCAGAATAGATCAGAATTTGGTCCTAGAGCACTTGGATCCAGATCTATCCTTATGAATCCAACTCCCAAAGAAAATAAGGAAACACTGAACACCAGAATTAAGCATAGAGAAGAATGGAGACCATTTGCAGGAATTATGCTTGAAGACTACCAAGAAGATTATTTTGTGGATATCTATCCAAATGAATATATGCTTTATTCTCTAACAGTAAAACCACATCAAAGAAAGAAACTTGGTGCGATCACTCATAAAGATTTTTCTTGTAGAATTCAAACTGTAAATGAAAAGTTACATCCAGAAGTAACTTTACTTCTGCAAAAGTATAATGAGAAAACGGATTGCCCCGTTCTTTTAAATACTTCTTTTAATGATAATGGTCAACCAATTGTTGAGACACCAAAAGATGCAATTAAAACTTTTGAAAATATCGACTTGGATTATCTTGTAATTGGAAATTATCTTGTAATTAAAAAAATCTAAATAAGAAAAAATGTATCTTGAAAAGAAAATGAATTTTGTAGTATATTCTAAAGAAGGTTGTCATCATTGCTATAAAATTAAGCAAGTTTTAGAATTGACATCAAGTAAACATGTTGTTTATACTTTAGATAAAGAATTTACTAAGGAGCAATTTTATTCTGAATTTGGGGAGGGTTCTACTTTCCCTCAAGTTGTTTGCGATGAAAAAAAAATAGGAGGATGTGTTGATGCAATCAAATTCCTCAGAGAACATAGAGTTTTCTAAAACAAACATAAATAAAAATAAGAACCACAAGAATCGTGGTGTTGAATTCATTCTTAATGGAGGTAAAAGAAAGCACACTCAACCATTTCACGTTATTTTCGAAAAGATGGTTTGCTTTCTAAATCGGGAAGTAACTATCTATTTCGAATTTTCCTTTAAATTTAGGAAAAATTAGATAGTATCCCGGAGGAAGAAGATGTTAGCACTTAGTTTAGTTTTTGGTGTATTATTCACCATTTTATTTCTTGTTGTGGGACTTGTAACAGGTTGGGTAGCAAGAGAATATATGATGAACTATCGGGAAGTGCCAAGACCTCATCCCGAAATGTTTGACAACCAAGGGAATTTAATACCTGATGAAGTAATCGCATTTAATTTTGAAAACTATCATGACAACAGTATCGAAGAAGACGACGACGAAGATTCCTGATCTTCCAAATAATCCTTTAGCATTTGAAGTTCTAAGTCTTGCATCAAAGCAAAGATCAAAAGCTAAAAAAGTAGAAATTTTAAAAAAATATGAGCATCCTTCTTTAAAATCAATTTTTATTTGGAATTTTGATGAAAGTGTTATTTCAATGCTTCCAGAAGGTGAAGTTCCTTATTCTGGATATGATGATCAAAATGTCTATAGTGGAACACTGAGCACTAAGATTACTGAAGAAGTTCGTAAAATGTATGAGACTGGATCTTTTTCATTAGGATCTAGTGATAAGCAAGGTCGTACTACAATTCGTAGAGAATATAAGAATTTCTATCATTTTATTAAAGGTGGAAATGATGCGATGAATAATATTCGTCGTGAAACAATGTTCATCAATATTCTTGAAGGTCTCCATCCTCTTGAAGCAGAAATTGTATGTCTCATTAAAGACAAAAAACTTTCTGATAAGTATAGTATAACTAAAGAAGTTGTAGCTGAAGCATATCCAGATATTCATTGGGGAGGTCGTTCGTGATGGCAAACAATCTGGCAGATCCGCCAAAGAAAAAAGAAAAAACTATGGAACAACCTAGCATTAAACCATTAGGTCCAAAGTATGGATGTGAGGTTTTGCAAGAAAAAACAACACGCCAGTTAGCAAACGATAAGACCCTCCCAAATGATGCGTATTTGATTACATATGTTGTTGATGGAGAAACTTATATGGATTTGACTCGTTGTAAGAGTCAGGTTAGTTTGTTTGATATGTACTATGATACTTATGGTGCATTATCAGTAAAAAATATCGAGTATGGATATGGCACAGTCAATCCAAAACTCTGGGGCAATAAGGCACCCGAAACCAAAAAGCGAAAGTGATTCCCAAAATCGGCGGAAAAAAATCCCGGTAAAAATTTGCTCTCTAAGATTTTTTAAAAATTGTAATACAAAAAGTTGTATCAAACCGAACTTTTTGTAGTGGTTAATACAACCACTTGACTATATAGAATATCGGGTCTATAATAGACCTGTCGTTCATCGGGGAAACCCGACGCAAGTAAGTCGCGGAACGGAGCATCGTTCATCCCATGTTTGAATTATTACTTTATACAACCTTAAATTGCTCTGAAGCAAGAGAATTAATTTCTTCTATCAGAGATCATTCGGATCTACCTGATGCCGTAAAGGTTGAGCTTGTAGAAACGATTAAGGACGCTGTAACAGTAAGAGATTTTTGTAACTGGGACGCAAACGACTGAAGGAACGGGAATACGGATCCTGCGTAAGCAGAGAAGGTTAACTTTCCATTTCTTTAGGAGTAAAATCATGGCAAAGGTAGTTTATCGTGGTGTAACATACGACACCGTAGAGCGTCGTGAAAAGCAACACGCAAACCAACAAAAGCGTTGGTTTAGTGAAATTTATCGTGGTATTAAGCATGATAAACAGGTAATAATTGTAGGAGGAGAAGAATGATCTTTCAACTCTTGGGACTTAGTTCTTTGGGTATGATAGCATTCATTAGTCTAATTTACGGAGAAGTTTTACTTCTTAGTAAAATTCAAAAATGATCTTAGAGTGGGGGGTTGACTTCCCCCTTTTTTTTGTCTAAAATGTGAGTAGTAAGAACCTTTTTATGGACAGAGAAAGACTTAAATTGATTGTTCGAAACCTAGAACTATTGGTAGACTCACTAAAAGCAGAAATTTTGTCCGATGTTGACGCATATAAATATGAAAGTCAAGTCGATCCTTATGTAAGTTACGACGAAGTTTTTGAGGACGACGATGACTGATAGAGCAACTAAACTTTTAAAACTCCTGAAAAGAATGCTAAAACAGGAGCATCTTTATACCGAAGAACAAATTATAGAGATGAAAAGAAATATTCGTTCGGTAGAAGAAGAACTTGATAGAATTAAACTAGAAACATCAAAAGGATTTAAGAAATGAATGCAAAACTGGTAAGTATCACTCCCGATGCCGAAAAGACCATGGCATATATTGCCCGTGTGTCGAATCCAAACAATCAAGATAATGAGAATTTTTCTGGATTGTTGAAGTATTGTATCAAGCACAATCACTGGTCTGTATTTGAGCAGAGTTACATGACACTGGAACTCAAGTGTTCCCGTGCAATCGCAGCCCAAGTGCTTCGCCATAGATCCTTCACATATCAAGAATTTTCACAACGCTATGCGGATTCAACTCTTCTTGGTGAAGAGATTCCTATTCCAGAATATCGTCGTCAAGATGTAAAAAATCGTCAAAATTCGATTGATGATCTCGATCCAGTAACTGTGGATAAACTGGAGCGTCAGACAAAGACATTATTTGATTCTGCCATGGCACTCTATGGTCAAATGCTTGATCTTGGCGTGGCAAAGGAATGTGCTCGTATGGTGCTTCCTCTAGCAACTCCCACCAAAATCTACATGACAGGATCATGTCGCTCATGGATTCATTACATCACTCTGAGAACAGGTAATGGCACTCAGAAGGAGCATATGAAACTTGCACTGGATTGTAAGCAAGTGTTTACCGAACAGTTCCCTACAGTCTCTGAGGCTCTAGAGTGGATCTAAATAGAAATATCTTGATATTCTGACTTATGGCAATTTATCCTATTATTCATAAAGAAACTGGTGAGAAAAAAGTTATCGAAATGAGTGTTCATGACATTTCGCAATGGTATAAAGAAAATCCAGAATGGCATCGAGATTGGTCTGAAGGTTGTGCTACTCCAGGAGAAGTTGGAGATTGGCAGAATAAACTGGTTTCAAAACACCCTGGATGGAATGATGTTCTTGGAAGAGCATCCAAAATGCCCGGTTCAACAGTAAAAAAGATTTAACATGGCAAGAAGAAAAAGATCATCTGTAGAGCAACCAATTGGGGTTGGTCTCACGGCAAAGCAGATGAAGAGGAGAAAACCTCTGAGTCAAGAATACTTGGTTGATATTGATCCACTTACGGAAAATCAAAAAAGATTATTTGATTCTTATAAAGAAGGAAAACATCTAGTTGCATATGGTTGTGCAGGCACTGGTAAAACATTCATTACACTTTATAATGCCCTGATGGATGTGCTTTCAGAGCACACACCATATGAAAAAGTATACCTTGTAAGATCACTGGTTGCTACCAGAGAAATTGGATTTCTTCCTGGGGATCATGATGATAAGGCAGATATTTACCAGATTCCATACAAGAATATGGTCAAGTATATGTTCCAAATGCCTTCAGATGCAGATTTTGAGATGCTTTATGGAAATCTTAAATCTCAAGAAACAATTAAGTTTTGGAGCACATCATTCCTTCGTGGAACTACTCTTGATAATGCTATTCTGATTGTCGATGAATTTCAAAACATGAATTTTCATGAGTTGGATTCTATTATTACTCGTGTTGGGGAAAATACCAAAATTTGTTTCTGTGGAGATGCAAGACAATCCGATTTAACTAAATCAAATGAGAGAAATGGTATCATTGATTTCATGAATGTATTGCGTAAAATGCCATCATTTGATATAATTGAATTTGGAATCGAAGATATTGTTCGATCCGGTCTTGTTAAAGAATACCTTACAGCAAAAATTGATGCAGGTTTTTAATGTTTAATCATATTGATTTGAATCTTCCATCTCTCGACAGAGAAACTATTGATGGAGTTCGTTATTATAAAGTTCCAAATCAAGAAGATCTTATTAGACTGGTTTCCATTACTTCGGTGACCAGTCATTTTAATAAGGAAATTTTTATTAATTGGAGAAAAAAAGTAGGTGAAGAAAAAGCTAATCAGATCACTAAAAAGGCAACTAGCCGTGGTACTGATATGCACACTCTCGTTGAGCATCACCTTAAAAATGAAGACCTACCTAAAGTTCAACCAATTTCAGATTTTTTATTCAAAATTGCGAAACCAACACTTAATAATATAAATAATATTCATGCTTTAGAAAGTTCCCTATATAGTAAGGAACTTGGTATTGCTGGAACTGTTGATTGTATTGCCGAATATAACGGTGAGCTAGCGATAATCGACTTTAAGACATCTGCAAAACCAAAACCAGAAGATTGGATCGAGCACTATTTTGTTCAATGTATGGCATACGGATGTATGCTTTACGAAATGACTGGAATCATGGTCAAAAAACTTGTAATTATTATGTCTTGCGAAAATGGAGAATGTGTAGTTTATGAACAAAGAAATAAAGCAAAGTACATCAAATTGCTCGACAAATATATTAGAAAATTTGTTGGAGATAAACTTGAACTTTATGGAAAAGAACAAGGAACTGGAACAGGTAATAGAAAAGAAGTTTCTAACACCATCTAGGTTTGCCCTAGAGATTGAAAAAATTGTTGCAGAAGAAAAATTCAATTATATTGATGCTATTTGCCACTATTGCGAAATCAATGAAGTTGAAGTAGAATCGGTTGCAAAGTTAGTTTCAAAACCACTGAAAGAAAAACTGAAGTGGGATGCGACTCAACTTAACTTTATGAAAAAAACTTCGAGAGCAAAACTTCCTATATGATCGTGACACCATTTGAAACATATCAACATTATTTGTCACTCAAAAATCACTTTACAAATCCAAAATACGATTTCTTTAAGTACGGAGCAAAAACCCGTGCTAGTATGACATCCTTTAATAAAAGAAAGGATAAGTACTGGTTTGAGAAGACTTCTCGTAAGTATTCTGATAAAGAAATCGTAGATTTTTTAGTATCTAATTTTGTTGCATCAGACACACCAGGTAATTTATGGATTGGAGAAATTATCAATTCTGGCGAAAGAAACTACGCCGAGTGGATGAAACGACAGCAGAGTTTGAGTTACTTGTACAAAGAACAAATGCAAGAATTCTTCTCGGAAAACAAATTAGAGG